GTCCAATCCGTAGTGAGAAGTGCGTTACTTGATCGTAAACTACTGCTTTTGACAGTAGAGGTCCCTTCAAGTCGGTGTTCTAAGACGATTTACCAGATCGCTTCGATACAACCAACAGGCCGGCCTCCACTGCAAGTGAGAGCGTCCACCAAGGCTTGTGAAGTCAAGGAGAAATGACGGGTGTTAGGCACCCCATCGAGACCACCGTGCCCGGTTCACCCCCTAACGCTGCAAATGCAGCGGCTCCTTCGGAGCGGGTAAACCAAGAACAAGCACGGTTTCGAGGTAGGCTCACGCCACCTCCAACGAGACTCTGTCCAAAGTACTCTGAAACTCGCTTTGAGCGAGTTGTCCCAATGTGACGCGCGCAAGATCAGCGCCAGCGTCACAGTCCATCCCAAAGTCAACATGAGGAAGGTTAATGCAACCTCCGGTCCAACAGGACCGGCCTTCCCATGCCACCGCATTCTCCAACGTAGTTGGACCGCCTTTCCAGCGAGTCACAACACGCATCATCCTGTCACAAAAAGGGATGTCCGGTCGGTCGTCATCAGCCTCAATAGAGGCATGAGTAATCCCGACTAGATAAGGAGAAATGGTAAAGTCATGCACACGAGCATCACGTATGACGACGTCAAACTCACTATCCTCAAGACTCGAGGTATTGCGAACCACGGAGAAAGGAAGATCCTTCTTCAACGTGAGTTTCGCACCCATCGATCTCAAGAACTCTGCTTCAGCTATAAGCTGTTTTGCAGTAGTCGCTGCCGGTGCAAATCGAGAACGCACCCGCAAGCTTTGAGAGAGTTTGACGTCAGACGTAGTAATGATTACGTTTGCCAACACCAATTGCGGTCTGGTGGCCCCTCCCAAAGGGAGGCCGAGGCCACCAAGTGCCACAGGGAGTCGCCAAGAGCGGCTCTCCCCCATCAGCGTGTCATGCATGTAAGAGAACCAAACTGCAAGACAACGCTCGCGTTGTACCTCCGCACCGTCGTGCCAATTGAGCACCCAGTCCAGCTGAGAACGGAGTTGACCGAAGTCAACAATGTCCTTAGTTTCTGTTCTGGTGTCAGATAACACACGGGCCTGACCCTTAAGGAGGCCAGAACCTATCCAATGGACTCTGTCAAAAAGAGCAGAGTAGGAAAAGGTCGGAACGCGAACACCGCTGTAGGCACGGCGAGAACCACGCTCATCAGCCCAAGAGATCCGGAAGAACGTCGAGTTGATCACTGCAAAGTCACGGGAGAAGTAATTCTTTCCCGGACTAGGCTGTAGACCAACTGCACGAACGTACTGGTTCCAGAGAGGATAAAAATCCTCAGGGCCAATGAAGAGCAGGTCATCACCATTGACTAAGGGTCGCAGATCACGTAGCATCTGCGTATAGTCCGTCGCCACAGACCACTTCGAAGCGGTATATCGCCGCCAAGCCGCGTAGAGCACTGCGAGATTAATCGCACAGAGACCTGGAAAGCTAGATGGAGATCCCATCAGCTGACCAGTTCGTTGCTCAGATACGCTGCCGCCAAACTCCTCAGGATAATGGAGTGTATGGCCGGTCATCGAAGATCGGTAGATTTCTGCGACTTCACCACTAAGACCAAGTCTGTCGATGACCAAATCGACAAACTCGCGGCTAAGATGCCCATTGAGATTGTCCGTGGCAGCGCTATAATCTGCGCTCACGAAGAACCAACCTCTCTGGTAGTTATGTAGGGAAGAGAAATTCTCCCGCAAAACTTGCTGAGTGACCGGACCTCCAATTAAGGAGTATTCCGGCAATCTGCGCATCCTAGTATGTACTTCCTTCTGGACCATCCGACAAATATGGTATCGGAGGGGAGGACCGCTAGTGATGATACGAGCCTTCATCGGCTCGAGGACTACATGGACGTCACAATCTAGGCTTTCCCTCAAAGCAGCTTGTGCAATCACGCCACCGAGGTCGAACGAGTAGGACGGAACGTAGATTTCCTTTAAGGGATTCTGACCGTTCCAGTTAGTATGGGCAAAGCCCACAAACTCCTTCGACAAGAAGGCCGTCTCACCAAACTTTTCCGTAATAAGTTGGGAGATCCTGCCTACCGCACCACCTTCTGCCCGGCTCCATCCAAAATGGGATGAGCCAGAAGGCATACGCTCCTTGAGATGCGAACCGCCCTTGCGCATTGCATGGGTTACGACTTCTTCCAGTGTGTTAAGGGTTTCCCCCACAAACTGGTTTCTGTCTGGTTGCTTCTCGAGCGTCGAACGATGCTTCTCGAGTGACTCTGCGACCTTATCGATCCGCAGAGGACAAGCCGCGCGCTTCAGCGCGAGGATGCTGCCAGCCCAGCTCACGACTTCGTCAGTTAGAGTCGCCTTATTCAGCAAGTTACGAACCTTGCGAAAGAAGCGACCTCCCATGACGAAGCCTGGCCTTGTGACATATTTAGGGACAATGGGTAAGTCTCTCTGCTTGAGCATAAGAGCAGAGAGATAAGTGGTTTGAAACTTAAACCAATCTTCCAGCAGACCAAAACAGTCTGCGAAGAAGTACCCTACCAACGCTTGAAGCGTGGTATCAGAGTGCAGATCTTCTCCTTCAAAGATCCAGTAAGCGTTAAGTACAGCGCGAACTAGTTCTTCTGCTCGCTTTTCTGACTCCTCCAATTCTTCATGGAGCCAGCGGAGCTGAAGCTTGGGAGCCCCGAATTCCAGGGGACTAACAAGATCTGCAAGAATGGACATACGAGATGCGCAGGAATCCTCAAAGTCGAAGTGTTTCAATACTTCGACCTCGAATATCCTCTCTAGATGCTCACCAAAGGCTCTTGGGCCCCTCAGGAGTTCTTTGAGAGTGCATTGCGCAAACTCGGGAGTCTCGCCTTCCAGTCGTCGGACCAGGCCAGCTTTCTTCAAGCTAGGAACCTGGTCGGTCACCACACTTTTGTCTTCCTTAAAGGATTTCAT